TTATAATACCGTCGGAAGCCTACAAGAATTATGAAGATGCTTGTATGTGGCAATTAGCTGGGAAGAAATTGCATATATCTGGCATCATCGTTGTTGAATGTAAATACTATTTGCCAAATAAAAGAAGTTGGCCGGACTTAATCGGGTTACTACAGGCGACTAGCGATATATTAACAAAGGCGAAAGTTATCGACGATGATAAATGGATATGTTCTTATGGTGAAAGCTGCATATCTGGTATTGATAAAGAAAACCCGCGGGTAGAAATACGCATCATGGATAGAAAAAATAAAGTATTGGAAGCGTTATTGAAATGAGGGCAACAAATGGAACTATTAAACAAGATTAAACGTATCTTTGGTTGTAAACGTTATAATGCGGACGTAATCAAAATTAAGCGATGCATGCCGGGTGTATTATTGCCAAAAGTTGGCAGCGTAGATGCTGCTGGTATGGACTTTTACCAGCCAACAAGCGCGGTAATAGAACCGCATCAAACGCAATATATCACGCTGGGCCTAGCAATGGAAATTCCCAAAGGCTATATGTTAATGCTGGCGCCACGTTCTAGCATGAGCAAAACGCCGTTAATTATTCCGAATTCGTTCGGGGTGATTGATGCGGACTATAGGGGAGAAATTAAGGCTATCCTACACAATACCAGCGATACGCCGTATTTAATTCAAAAGGGCGATAGATTATTACAGGGTATTCTTGTACCAGTAGGCGCATTAAAACTGTTAGAGGTTGCACAACTAACCGAAACGGCGCGCGGTGCTGGTGGTATTGGAAGCACGGGGAAATAAATCATGATTAAATTCTTGTTTGATGCTGCATTGGTATTTTCGTTAGTTGTAGCATTATTTAAGCTGGTATCGTTATTTGCGATATAGTGGATAAGGGGCGAAATAAACGCCCCTTTGATATAATATTAGTAGGCGAAAGGGGAAATGTGTATGCCTATTATTAACCCGATGTATTTGTATTTGATTGAGGTACTACATAATATAGATGTTTTAAATCAAGCTGTATTTATGATTTTGACTTGCGCCGTCGCTGGGGTAACGGCAGCGTGCATTATAGATGATGACGTACGAAGTTTATTGCAACCGCACAAAAAGAAAGTTATTGCCTTATACCTTGCGTTTATAATTAGCGCATTAATAGCGGTATTGGTACCTACCAAAGATGCCATGTATAAAATGCTAATTGCTAGCTATGTAACAACTGACAATATCCAAATAGTAAATGATGCTATCAAAACCAATTTACAAGACTATTTAAACATGTTGGGGGAAACAGTTAAGAACATGCGATAATGAACCATACGGGGGAAATATGACGGATAGAGAATACAGGGAATTAGCAAAAGAATATTTAGAACCTATCAAATTAATCACAATGAAGATTAATTCATTGAAAGAAGATCTAAAGCATTTACAATCAGACATTACAACAATAGGCGCCGTGGACTATTCCAAAGAACGCCTAACGGGTGGCGGAACACCGGGCGGACTAGAACAACAAATTGTAAGACTTGAAAGCAAGCGCGATGCCGTGCATAAAGAAATAGGTGCATTGATTGATGAACGGGAAACCGCGGCGGATATCATCAACACATGCACCAAAGGGAAAACGAATATTTTATTATTGCGCGAATATATCGACGGCAAAAGCGCCAAGCATGCGCGGTATTTTACAGACCTAGAAAAGTCGCAAGCAGCAGAACTGAAAACGGCTGGCCTTGTACAAGTAGGGTATTATTTGCATCATACATATTACGCGTGCATGTATACTGCTAAATCGGTATAAGTCGGACTAAATCGGACTATATCGGAAACCGGCGGAAACGCCATATATAGTATAATTATATTGTCATATGATGCTTAAAAGCCATTGACATTAATTCTCCTATTAGATGCATACAACACATGGGGAACTTTGGGCCGTTCCCCTTGCGTGTTGTATACAGTACCGGCATAACTCCTTTCAATAAACACAATGAACACATGCCATACAATCCTTGTAAATATGTACTTCCTAATAACATAACTGCTTGTACGAATTCATAGATTGCCGGTATTGTATAGAACATGCAAACAAAATGAATAAAACTATAAGAATATGAGGTATATCCACGGCGATATATCTCATTTTTTGCATAAAAGGAACATTTGATTATTGAAAACTGAACATAATGCACATTTTTTATTTAAGAGATATCACCTTCATAGTTTCTAATGATCTTTTAGTGCGGCGTGTTCGGTTTTGAGTAATTAAAAAAGCCGCTATTTTCTAGCGGCTAATGTTTGGCGTATTTGGTTATTCATTTCTTTTTGGTATTCATCTACGGTATCGAAAACAGTTTCGCGTAGGTTGAATGCAGCAAACGCATCATATATCGAATTAGTACGGCGGCGAAGCGATTCGCATTTTTCGGCGATATAACGAAGCATCATAACAATGTTGCTTAAATCGTCATAACCTAGTGTTTGAATTATGCCGTCGTTATTGTGTTTAATTCCGGTATAGGCTGCTTGTAATGTTTTGATACTGTTTAATTCGTTGTATCTGATCGCGTTTTTAATTTCTTGAATAGTCATTTGCATTGTTAATTCTCCTTTTTGAATAATTGTGTTTTCCGATGTAACTTATGGCTTAATTATACTTGCGTTTTCGCAAGTAGTCAATAGGGAATTTAAAAATTTTTCAAAAAGTTTTGTGAAGGTGGTGAAAAGCTAGTGAATATAATATGTACAAAATCAAAATGTCTTAACAACAAAGGCGGCAAATGTACGGCCAACGAAATATACTATGATGGTTTATGTCAAACATATTGCACTAGCCAGCACGCATCTAAACAAGTCGCCGGAATATGTACGCGATCACATGGGCGAATGAAAGCAAAAGATAACAACATACTACGATAGGAGGTGAAACAATGGCTAAGACTACATATAAAGACTGGGAAGCAGAAGAAAAGATTTTACTGTTACAAGGCTGGGCGCGTAACGGTTTAACGAATGAACAAATTGCAAGCAATATGGATATTGTTGTTTCTACCTTATGGGAATGGCGCAAGAAATCACCGAAAATATCAAACGCCTTAAAAATAGGGAAAGATGAAGCAGATATACAAGTTGAAAATGCACTTTACAAAGCAGCACTTGAAGGAAATACAACCGCTATGATTTTCTGGCTTAAAAATCGACGTTCTAAAGAATGGCGGGATAAGATACAACAGGAAATCACAACAGAAAGCGCCGTTAAGTTGGTTATTGATAATAATGAATTGAGTGAGCCAGATGAGTAAAACAAATCTGTTTCGCGATGTAATACGGCCAACACCTAAGCAAAAAGAATTCTTGCGAGCAGTTAAGCAAAACATATATACACTGTATGGCGGCGCTGCTGGTGGTGGTAAATCGTATATACTCCGCTGGGGTTTGATATGGCTTTTAATTGACTGGTTTATCAAAACAGGAATTAAAGGTATACGCGTTGGATTATTCTGTGAGGATTATCCAAGTCTTGATGATCGTCAAATATCCAAAATCAAAATGGAGTTTCCAGAATGGCTAGGAACCTATAAGGAAAGCAATCATGAATTCACATTAAACGATGAATTAGGCGGCGGCGTGATATGTTTCCGTAATCTTGATAAACCTAGTAAATATCTTTCTAGTGAATTCGCAGCAATAGCAATAGATGAATTAACCTTGAATAGTCGCGACGTATTCGACTTCTTGCGCATGCGACTCCGTTGGACTGGTATAAGCGATACAAAGTTAATTGCTGCAACTAACCCGGGCGGTAAGGGCCATATGTGGGTTAAGGATTTATTCATTGATAGAAACTTTACAAAGGAAATGCAACCATTCGCCGATAAGATAGCGTACATTCAAGCAAGGGCAAGTGATAACCCGCATCTATCACAGTCTTATATAGATGCGTTAAATACATTACCGGAAAAACTACGGAAAGCGTACCTAGACGGCGACTGGAACATATTCGAAGGTCAAGTATTTACAGAATTCCGTAACGATAAGCATGTAATAGAACCGTTTGAAATACCGCATCATTGGCAACGGTATCGTTCAATGGACTGGGGATATACGAAACCATATGCAGTATATTCCGCAGCGGTTGATTATGACGACGTTTTATATATTACTGGTGAGTTTTACGGTTGCAAGCCGGGCATGCCGGATACTGGTACACAGGAAACGGCAAGGGAAGTAGCACAAAAGATAGAACATTTAAAAGACTATCAAGGCGTGGCAGACCCGGCAATATGGCAACGAACAGGCCATGACGGCCCAACGATTGCAGAAATATTTGCAACTGAGGGCGTGTACTGGGTGCGTGCTGATAATGATAGATTGGCCGGACTTATGCAAGTACATCAACGATTAAAAGAAGGTAAGTTGAAGATATTCAGTAATTGCGTGCACCTAATACGCACATTGCCAGCTTTAACGTACGACAAAATCAAAGTCGAAGATGTAGATACAAAACAAGAAGATCATGCATATGATGCGGTGCGTTATATGTGTATGGCTAGACCGGTTAAATCAGTTAAACCAGAAAAACCATTTAATGACGGTTATAAATATGTTGATGATAGCGAAGGAGATGTAAGCGCATGGGGCGTATGAGTGAAAGGGCGTTGCGTGATTACGCCTATAAGGTTCTTAAATCGGAATACGGTGAACGTGAAGAAAAGGGCGTTATTATTCCGGCGAAATATACAGATGCACAACTAGCAGAATTCGCCAAAGCAATGCCGCAATGGCAATTAGAGCAAATGTACGATATGATTTATGGTTCTGAAATGGTGGAGTAATGGATATAGAACAAACAACCTTTGATATATACGAAGCAAAACAGAATGTAAAAAATGCATTGGCCGCCACGTCAGAATGGCGCAAGGCTGCTGCCGAAGATTTTGCATTTATGCAAGGTAAGCAATGGCAAGACGGCGATTTAAAGAAAATGCGCGAAGCTGGACGACCAGCAATTACAATTAACAGAATTAGACCGGTTATTAATCTTCTATGCGGTTATGCATCACAGAATGAAACAGAACCGGACTTTTTACCACGTTCTGAAGAAGATGATAGAATAAGCCGCGTTGCTAAAGGTATCACAAAATACTGTTTAGACCGTGCGAATTATCAACGCAATAAAGGCAAATGTTTCCGCGATAAGATTATTTGCGGTTTAGCCAATTACTGGGTATCTTATGAATTTGACTATACGAAGTTAGACGGCACTATTCAAATTGAACGTGTTTCTCCGTTCGATGCTTTTATAGATCCGGAATGTAAGAAAGACGATTTAAGCGATGCGCAATATGTTGGTCGTTACAGTTGGGAAAGCACGGCGAAATTAAAGCAAGTGTACCCCGATAAGGTTAATGAAATTGATGCACTAAAGCATAAATACGATGATACCGAACAGGAAGCCGGCATAGTTGAAACGGTGGACGGCGAGGCGTTATGGTACAACAATAACTACAATAAAATTCGTGTAGTGCAGTATTGGTATAAGGAATACGGCAAAAGAAATGTATTCATGACAAAAGAGGGGTTAATTGATGAAGCTAACCCGTTATTTGTTGTGTTAATGGCTACAGGCAAGAAACCTACTAGCATACCAGATACTAAAATCAGATATGCGACGTTCGCCGATGATCTACTACTTGAAGAAGGCGAAAGCCCGTATAAGCACGGCAAATTTCCGTTAGTGCGTGAATATTGCTATTACACAGGCGAATTAGTCGATGATGAACTGGAACCAGCTGGCGTAGTGCGTGATATTAAAGATGCGCAACGTGAGTTAAATAAAAACCGAAGCCAACGCATGCACGTTGTTAATCAACAATCTTTAGGCGTGAAATTCTGGCAAGGTCAACTAACCGAACAGACTAAGCGCGATATTAAAAACAATAGTACTAAACCGGGCGCGAATATCTGGTTACCGCCGGGCGTATCATTCGTAGACGGCACGCCGGCAATGGATAGCAATATTAATATGGCGCTTGAACAACAATCAAGTAATGATTTCTACGCTATCAGCGGCATTACTCCGGAAAGCCTATCCGGTAGCGTTGGGGCAATGAGTGGCAAGGCAATCGACTTGCGGCAATCTGTAACGACTGTACAAACGGCTGGCATCTTTGAACAGTCTAAGGAAGCAGAAAGACAAATAGTAAAACTCTTATGGGGTGAAAAGAACGCGCCGGGGTTAATTCCACAATTCTACAACCAAGAAAAAGCAATGCGAATTATGGGCGACGACGGGCAAAAGGAATTTGTACAGATTGCACCGGGGTTAAATCAACCTATGCAAGAACAAATATTAACAGATGCACTAGGTCAACCGCAGCGTGATGCGGAAGGTAATCCTATTAAACAAGTGCTATATGATCTATCCGCCTTTGATTTCGATATTGTAATTAGTACAAGCCAAGCAAGCGCAACGGCAAGACGTGCTAACCTATATCAATTATTGGAAGCTAAGAAATCCGGCGTTG